GAACAGCTCTGAGCAATCGGTTACGCCGACGTCTTGTACCTGTAGCCAGCCCATCGGCCATGACGCATTTGGTACACACCAAAAGCCGTTGATTTGGGTCAGCCCGTAGGAGCCGCCAAGCGGGTCGTCGATGTTGTGGGCGGTTGGGGTGCATCGGCTTTCGCGCAACATGACGACGGCGAGCGTGTCAAGTTGATCTTCGGGCCACCCGACTTGCCGGGCCAGGTTGACGGCGTCGTCGCACGTGGCGATGGTGGTGGGCAGGCTGGTTTCGGTGATGGTGGTTTGCCCAACCGTCGTTGTGGGATACACGTCCCATGATGCGGGTGTGGTGGTGGCGCTAGGTTGCCCTGAGAGGGGTCTAGGAGCCTCTAGGAGCGTCGTTAGCCCTAGGACTGCTGTAACTAGGGTGGCTAATGCGGCTAATGGGTTCAATGTCATGGCTAGGTTCCTTTCGTCGGTGATCCCACCCTAGGGGATCTGACGGGCCTATGCGGGAATACCCTCAAACACCTTGAGGAATGCGGCTTTGACGAGGTTTGGGTTGTCTGCCATTTTGGGTGTGATCTCGACGTGCCACCAGTCGCCACCGGGTGCGCCGGACACGGTTTGTTTTTGGTAGACCTGCCAGGCCATGCGGTCGCAGCGCCATGCTCGACCGAACGGTTGGGGCCAGTAGTCAATCACCATTTGTACGCCAAGTTCGTTTGCGTTGGCAACGCACGCCTCGATAAATACTTTGCTGAGTTGTCGCCCGTTTGGTTTGCCGCGGTCATCGGGCATGTCACGGTAGGACAGGTCAACGGCGCGACCTGTGGCATGTACGGACAAGCTGCCGGGTTTGCCTTTCATGTCACGTTGACCGTACGACCCGTTGTTCCACAGCGAGCCGTTGGCGTATTTGACGGCTTGCCTGATCCATTCGTCCATGCCTGGACGCGGGCCTTTGGCGGGGCCGTCGGCGTTGCCGATGTAATCGGTGGCGCCTGCGACGCCTGGTTTAGCTTTGGCTATTGCCACGACCGTATGCCGGGTCTTTCGGGTTCGCCCATCGCATCGCTACAGGGATGAGTGCGGCGACCGCTGCTTTGGCAAGGTCGTCGGGGTTGGTGTTGCCTGTCGAGTAGACGGCAACGACAGCTGCAATTGCGGATCGGGCGTAAGACGCGAGCATGGCTTTCGTTTGCTTATTCATCGGTGCCCCCTTTGGGTCGTTGTTTTGATTTTAGCCCGTTTGACATGACGAGACCGCCCAATGTGCCAGTCATGAACACGAGCAAGGTTGACAGCAGGTCGATGAATGCGGCGTCATTAGGGGCCTGCTGGTCGATTGGTTGCGTGACGAACATGAGGGCATACACGAACCCAAATACGGTGACGGCAAAGACGAGGGCCATGATTGCGCCGACGAACACGATCAGCCGGGCGTGTAATTGTTCAGGGGTTAGGCGTTCGCGCATAGATCAGGTCTCTGGTGCAGGTGCCGTTAGGTACGCAGATTGGTGGTTCGCATTCAACGTTGCCCCAGTTCGCGGGGTCTTGGCATGGGTAACGGTATGAGCCGTCATACCCGCAAGCCGTCAGGATAATGATGGCGACCAGTAGGGAAAGGATTGCCCCGGTGATGCGCCATGCGCCCATTAGCCGAGTAGTGCGGCGGCTTCGTCAGCGGTCAGACCAAGTTTGGCAAGGACGGCTGCGCGAGCTTGTTCTTTGGCTTCGCGTTCTCCTTCAGCTTTTGCCGCGGCAGCTCGTTCTGCGTCAAGTGCAAGGGCTTCATCTGGTGTTGCATCGCGCACTTCGTCGTCAATTTGGATTTTGTAAGTCATCTTGTCACCTAACTGTTTTGGTATCCATACACGCGAATGGTTCCACCAGTCATCGTTGATGTTGCGCCTTTGAGAGTAAAATTAGTGCTTGAAGCAGCGTTTGTGTCTGCCCCATTTTGGAATCCACCGTAAAATTGACCGCCGTATCGTGACTGATATTGCGTTGCGGCTGTTGCAAATGGATTCTGCATTTCAATGACCAAAGAAGTTAAACCGGTGCTCGAGATTCCAACTACAGCAGATGCTTGATTTGATCCGCCATTACCTGTTACGGCTAAGCCTCCAGTAGTAAAAACTCCCCAGTTTTGATAAGTGTTTCCAGTCGTACCGTTTATCGTTGCTCGGATTTCGTCAGCATTGATACTAAAAGTAATTGCGGATGCGATAATCAGATAATTATTGTAGGTAGTACTAAAACAATTGCTGACTGTCACGGTGGAAACAGCCGAGCCGATAGTTGTCGAACTAATAAGCACTAAGCCGCCTTGAACAAGTGTTTGCCATGCTGCGCCGTCATAGTACTGAACAGCGGACGATCCGGCGATGTTTTCGATGTACGCCATTTGACCTTCGGCTAGCGTCTTTTCGCCTGTGCCACCAAACGCGGCGTCACGGGTCGTAGTGGTCGCAAAAACGGGGATACCGCAGTTCACGTTGTCCATTTGGGCGGCTGTTAGCACCTGCCCTGCGGTGAAATCGTAAACGGTGGTTACTGCGTTGGCTCCCATAGGTTCTCCTATCCTAAGACATTTAGCGCGTCAAGAACGCCATATGTGGCGTCGTCCAATATCAGCTGGTAAACGATCGTGGTGGCTGCGGTGTACAGGTTGACGCGGTGCCCGGTGTTGAAGTCGATCAGATGCTCGATGCCTTCGACTGATAGTTCTTGTCCGAGGCTGGTCGTGCCGGTGCCTGTTTGGAATGTTTTCTCGATCGTGATCGTGTCACCAATGTCGATCGTCGCCACCGTGTCGCGTTGAGCGGTTGTCAGCATGGCAAATTTGGTTGCGACGTCGGTGTACCTGGCTTCGGGTTCGCCGTTCAGTAGGTAGGTGGCGGCGGCTGACAGCTGCGATCCGCTGGTCTCCAACAGGCTGTTGGTGATGCTCTCGGTTTGGATAAAGTAGGTGGCGATCGAGGCGGTGTCGGTGGCGGTGGCGTTAGACCCGCCCAGGTTTTGCACGTAGGCACGGTTCACGACGCTGTCAGCCTCAAAGGTGATGCCCACGTTGTCGTACTTGACGCCTGTGCCGTTGTCCTTGAAATCGGCGACCGACCCGCTCAACGTTGCACCGATACGGTTTTGGAATGTCAGCACCCCGTCACGCGACACGAACAGGCGTCCGAATTCGGCGGTGCCGTTGATTTGGTTCAGATAGGCCAGCACGTTTGTGCCTGCCGGGACGGTGTAGGCGGTGTCGTGACCCAAGTTGACGGTGCCTGTTGAGATGTTGCGGGCGGTCGGCCCGGTCGGGTAGTCGACTTCGGGTAGGTTCAACACGCTTTCAATGCGCTGGCCTGATGTTTCGGTTGACACGTTGTAGGCATTCATGTAGGTCTGTGCCAGCAAGTAGAAGTCGTCGGCGCAATAGACGCTCACCGTGTTTAATCCGCCCAGGGCAAAGTTGTAGTCGTAATTGACCACATAGCCTTTGAACAGGTATTCAAGGACGTTGCTGGCGTTGTATCGGCCGAGGCGTACACGGCGCATCGGCGCCAAACCGGGCACGTTGGCGTTGGCGTCGTAATACGGGCTTGACGTGTCAAACGGGTTGAAGATCCCGTCAGCGAGCGTGTCATTAAGCGTGAACGTCATAGTGCCAGCGCTGAACTGGTCGCCCTGATCCTTGCGACCTCGACGAACGGCAATGTTTAGGGTGCCGTCGGTGACGTCAGCAAACTGCGTGGTGCCGTCCAGCACATAGGTCGTGTTGTCTAAAACTCCTTTGTATTGGTCATCAAGCGTAAAAGCGTCAACTTGAAAGCCTGCGTCGATTTCAAGCAGGTAGTTGCCTGATTGGATGATTGCTGTGCCGGGCATCAGACGTACCCGCTGACCTCAATGCGAGCCGGGCCAGCTGATCGGTTGTAAGCGCGGATGCTGTCCACAACGGCCTGCCCGATCTCAGCGCTGGTCGCCAACCCGCCGTTGACGTTCACGGTGATGTTTTCCAGCATGGCGTTACGGGCGCTTGAGGTGAACGGATTGCTGGCGATGCCTGCTCCCAACATATTTGGGGCTTCCATGACCTGCCGGACGGATGCGCCCCCGCCGCCACCGCCCCCGCCAGCCACGCTAGGAGCCGCTACAACGACCGCAGACCCCGTGGATGAGGGAATAGGCACCCCGAGGTTTTTGTCGCCGCCTACGGCCGCTACGGACGCGCTAGAGCCGCCTCCACCAATCTTGCCCATTTCAGGGATGGTGAAGCCTTTGCCGCCGATACCTGGCACCCAGTCGGGGATCTCGAATGACAGGCCGCCGAGGGTTGAGTTCCATACGTCGGCGATCGTGTTGATGATGCGTGTCCACACGTTCAGCATCGTGTTGAGGTACCCGGACACGAAGTCGACCATGACTTTGACGCCGACTTTGACGGCGCTAAACACGGCGTCTACGACTTTTCTGAAACCCTCAAATTTGGCGTAGGCGGCTACGAGAGCTGCACCGAGTAGCACGATGGCGGCGACGACTAAGCCGATCGGGTTGGCGGCAAGCGTGATGTTGAAGGCGGTTTGCAAGAATGCTGCGGTTTTGATTGCCACGTTGTACGCGATGATCGCAGCCGAAAGTGTGCCGATTACCCCGGCAAGGATGATTACCACGTCGGCGTTTTCTTCGACGGCTTGCGCCATCTTTGTGATGATCGGTACTAGGCGCTCAAGCAATGGCAGTACGGCGGCGCCAATGCTTTCTTGCATTTCGGCAAATGCGATCTGCATTTTGGCCATGCCGCCCTCGGCCGTTTCGGTGAATGCTTTGTTGGCTCCGCCGAACGTGCCGCCAAGCACGCTAATGATGGTTTCCATGTCGGCACCCTCACGGATGAGGTTCGCCATTTCGGGGGTGAGCGATCGCAGGGCCTTGAAATTGCCTTCGTAGGCTTTGGCGAGCGCATCAGCGACGGTAGTTGCGTCAATAGATGTTGCCCGGCTGATATCGAGCACAAGCGACATTTGGGATTGGGCTTCGTTGATGTCTTTTGTACCACGGACAAGCGCGGCAAATGCGGGGCGTAGTACGTCGTCGGCAACGGCCGCTTGGCGTGACATTGCGCTAATTGCTTTCTCAACTTCGGCGATTTGTTCTTGCCCAGCACCTGTCGAGTTCTGAAGCTGTACGGCAAGTGCGGCTTGTGCGGCCTCATCTTCGGCAGCCGCTTTAGCAGCCATGCCGAGACCGGCAGCAAGTGCGCCCGCAGCTGCGATTGCAGGCACAAACGCTTTTTCCATGCCATAGCCAATTTTTTCCGAGGTCGTCTCGAGGCTGGCAAATTCTTTCTTGGCGCGCGCAATACCTTTGTCGTCAAACTCGCTGATGATGGGTATGCGAATGCTCATATGGTTGCAATTCTACGATTTATCTCGGCGGCGACCTGTTCAAGCGCTTTGGTCATTTCGTCCTGTACGTCGGTAATGTGCGCTTCGGCTGATGGCCACATGACGCGCGAGGGGTTGCCGGCGAACGCGGTCAGCGCATCACCCAGGCGATTTGAGTTGCCACGGCCCGCAATGTCATAGATCGACGCTGCTGGGTCTTTCTGAATGATCGTTACGACGCCGTTTTTTTTGCGTCCAGCATCCACTTTGACCTGTACGCCGCGTCGAGCTTTACGCTGATCCCAAGGCAACAGCTGACGCCCATTCTGCGTCCAGCGATACCGCATACCTGACAACGCTTGTGCCGGGTAACGGCTTTGTGCCTCGAGCACGATTGGGCTGGCGATCTGTTTGGCGTCCTTGGCAAATTGTTTGCGGGCCTCAGGGTCAATCTGCCTGAGGTCTTGCAACATTTGCTTGACGCCAATCACCTCAACGGTTGCCATTAGCGGCCCCGCTTTGCCTGTTGCTGTTGCAACTCAAGCACATGAAACACGGTGGTCATGTCTCGAATGTCAAACTCCACTTGCGGCGGCCAGTAGCCCGTCATAACTAAGACCTCAGCGAGGGAGCGTCGCCAGGTGCCGCGATGGTAGGGGTTTCGTCGGTGGTTTCTTCGATCGGCGTGATTTCCATGTCGGGATGTTCAGCGACCCATTCGCGCCAAGTGCCGGGCACTTTGTCGCCAGCAAGCTTGCACAAGATGTATGCCCAACAGCACATGTCAACAAAGCCGATGCCTTTGCCGTCTGCGGATCGGCGGTTCTCTGTTTTTTCCCATTCAACAATGGCGAGCATGTTTGTGACCATTGTTC